TGCTACTTCACTATGGGTCTCATCTTGGCTTTTCGCACAAGACGTCGTTGCCTTACCATCATCGGAGGACTAGCACTCCGCCCGTTGATGGGCGAAGGCCGAGGCGAGACCTGTACCAATGATAAAACATTGCTACAAACATAAAATTATTGCAACGACAAAAGTCGCTACTAGAGCGTCTCGGCTTATTAGCCGAAATTATTCTAGTGCAATACTCTATGCTTGATAAGCATGTCGCATCAAAGGTAGTAGATCAATATCTAGAGTTCCTTGCCAATCTATTGAATACGAGAGGAGCTAACGAAATGGTAAAAGCAAATAAAATTGCTAGAAACCAAATCTTTAGATTTCTTCTCGGTAATCCGTTGATTGGTGATCCCGGGACAGACCTTTCTGGGTGGCCGATTAAACTCGGTTTCCTGAAAGAGCTATCCACTGAACCAAAGTGCTTAAAAGCCTTAGTAACATTGTTAATGTTACCTAGAGCGTTCAGCACAGGTGGTTCACCTGACCTAAGTTCTATTACGGACCCGTGGCTTGGAAGAGACGAAATATCTCCTCTAGAGTTGCGGACCGCTTTAAGAGCTTTAGGTGTAGGGAAAGGGATTGTAGGGGATTGGAAATCTTACCATCTAACGACTAAACGTGGACCACAGGGTCAAGCCCTGTTGACTAGTATGTCTGAGCTTACCTCTCTTCCCTCTGAACTAATTGAACAAATATGTCAATTAGGAGGGAGTGAGCTAAGGTCTCAGATTGTTAGTCTAACAGAAGGTCTTGATGTTCTAGAAGCCATTTCTGGCAACTGGAATAAACCTGTTTTCTTCAGTTTAGCGTGGTGGTGGAGATCCTTATTTCCTACCAAGGGTTCAACTTTTAGAAAGTTGAGTTACTTCCCAGATAAGGAGGACAAAATCCGAGTAATTGCGATATTTGATTATTGGTCACAATGTTCGTTGAGACCTCTTCACACAGCACTTAATAAAGTGTTGAGAAGAATCCCAACGGATATGACCTTTGATCAATCCGCTTTTACCCGATCTGTCCTGTCGACTCTTCCAGATAATAATAGTTATCATAGTATCGATCTTTCTGCTGCTACTGATAGAATGCCAATAGCTCTCCAAAAGAGGGTTATTGAACACGTCTACAATAGCGCCGAGAAATCTGAACTATGGTCTACTATTCTGGTTGGCTACCCATTTGAAATAAAAACTCG